CATTTAATAAAGTTTGTACATCACCCCATGTTACTTTTTCTTCAGCTTCTTGAAGTACTTGCTCTGCTATAGATTTAAGCTTGATCATCTTCTGTTGTTGACGTAGATTTTAACATTCCTTTAATTTTAGTCACAATTTGTGAAAATTCTTTTTCTGAAATTCCAAAGGCTATTGCAATTGCTCCAATTAATGCAGCTCGCTGTCCTGGAGATTGCAATGATTTTGCAGCTGCAGGATCTTCTAAAATTTGAATTAATTTAGGTCGAAAAGCAGAGTCAACTGCTTTAATTGCTAAATTTAAGTTTTTAATGATTGTGGGATCTGTAATTTTTTCTCCATCAGGTCCTGACGGTATAACTTCAGCTTCATTGATTTGTTGAGTAGGAGCAAACTCTTTTAATAGTTGTTTGAATTGTTTCGGATCCATATTATACAATAATTTATTTTGATTGTTTTATTTTAAATAAATATCAGTCTTTTAAAATTTCTATTAATTTGCTAACTACTTCAAATCGATTAGTTGTAATGTCATTTTCCCAAAAGCGCAGGAGTTGATAGCTTCTATCCGCTGCATGTTTCGTTTTAAGTTTATCTAGGCCTTTATTCTTTTTCTGCATGTTATTCAATTCAACATACTTGTCAGGATGTCCGTGCCAATAATCTCCATCAACTTCAATTAGTATGTTTTTCAAGGGAATGTAAAAATCGTAATTGAATCCTTCTAGTTCATACTGATGAACGAAATCTATTCCTAACCCTATTAGCATATCTGCAAATGCAAATTCCAATTTTGAAGGATTACCTTTGAGAATTTCTTTTCTGTTGCGAGCAAGAGTTTCCAACATTATTTTTCTATGTTCTTCAGACTTTGGCTTTCCAGTAAGAGCTTTAGATATCTTTTCTCGACGTACAGGGTCTTTGGCTCGTTCTCTTTGTTTGTCAAGCGCTTCTCCTTCCATTAATACACCTTTATTCCATTGCTCTAATTCTCCCGAAGCAAATCTTTGTTTGCGAGTTTCCAAAGACTTTTGCAATCCTTCTTTAGAATAAAATCCTCCTTTTGAACGAACTGAATGTCCTTGTAAATACTCTCCAAATCCAAATGTAGGAAAATAGTTTAGCTTTTGATTGCAGCCACATTTACATAAAGGCCATTCACCAGCTAAATTAAAATTAACATACGTCTGAGCTCCAGAAATTTTGTGTATTCGAGAATTGTGGTTTTGTAATCCTTTTAAAGAATTAAAATCACGATTACATTGGTTACAGTTAAATTTTGTCATAAAAAAATTCCTTATATAAATAAATATAAGGAATTCTTTTGTAACTATAAAATATTATTACAGTATTTTTAATAAAAATACGATTGTGTCGTACTTCATATCAAAATTGTAATATTGCATAATCATATTTAAGCGTAAGCTGTATATTAATTGCGTCTTCTGTCGCCCAATCAAAATCACCAAAGTTAGCGTCTCCAATATAAGCTCCTTTCAGCGTCCATTCTTCAACTTTATCTCCTACCGGTCCTAACGCATTAAATGTAATGTCTTTTTTGTAAAAATCAGAATATCCATCTCTACCTGTTACAGACTCGTGAGATAAACGAATCCATTCCATTACTGCTTGTGCAGCTGAAGGAACTACTGGATCATAAAGTGTAATTGACACGTCATTCCATCGTCCTTTTCCTTTTAATTTTCTTTCAACGTTGATGTGATCTAACACTACATCGCCAAAAGTAATTCCTGGTCTTCCTGACGCTTTAATTAAATAAGCAGGAATTCCTTCAATGTACATAATAAAACGGTTAGCTACTTTCGGTTCAAACGCAGTAAACATTATTTCTGTCGGGTCTAATAATTCAGCCATTGTGTTTTTTAATTTTAAAGTTTAATATTTTTCTTTCATTAATAACTATCATTTGTATTTTTTTCTTTTGTAAAATACGACAATTTGCGAAAGATTTATATATTTATTATAGGAATTGAACCGAAAGTAGAAAAATATGCCTAGACCTAAACAGCTGCGACAATTGAAAAAATGTAAAATGTGTGATGTTCAGTTTGAATGTCTACCTTCTTACAACAAACAATATTGCAGTAAAAAATGCGCAAACGCAGATCCAGAAATTAAACAAAAGCAGCGAGTTGCATTGAAGCTTACATGGGAAGAAAAAGGACATCCTATGACGCAAGAAAATTCCAGAAAAAAACATAAACATTCAATGATTGAAAAATACAATGTTGAGCATGCTTTAAAGCATGATGACATTTTATTGAAATCTAAACAAACTAAATTGAAAAAATATGGAAATGAAAATTTCAACAATTTAGATAAGTCGCGCGAAACTAAATTGAAAAAATATGGAAGTGCTAATTACAATGGCAGTGTTAAACGAATGATATCTAAATACAATGACATATTGACAAAATGGAAGCATGTTGTTCCTATGTTTACTGAATTAGAATATTTTGGTGTTGAAAATGCATCATATTCATTTCAATGTATTGAATGTTCTAACGAGTTTCACTCTTCTGTCGACAATGGAATTATTCCAATATGTCGTGTATGCACTCCTGTGCAATCAATTGTTCAATCGAAAGGAGAAAAAGAAATAGTTGAATATATTAAATCGCTAGTCCCTGATTGTGTAGTAATTGAAAAAGATCGATTGATATTATCAGGAAAAGAATTAGACATTGTGCTTCCTGAATACAATATAGCTATTGAATATAACGGTTTGTATTGGCATTCTGAAAGTAAATTGCAAGATAAAAAATATCATTTGAATAAATCTAAAAAAGCTAGTTCCGCAGGTTACACTTTAATACATATTTTCGATTATCAATGGCATCAAAAACAAGATATTGTCAAATCAATTATATCTACTAAACTCAATTGCAATACTGTCATTCCAGCAAGAAAATGTATCGTTAAAGAAATCAAATCAAAAGTTAAAAATGAATTTTTAAATAAAACTCATTTACATGGTTCTTGCAATTCCAGAGTAAATTTAGGATTGTATTACAATGATCAATTAATTTCTGTGTGTACTTTAGGTAGAGCTCGATACACCAAACAATATGAATGGGAACTTATAAGATTTTCTTCAGAATTAAATTGCACTGTCGTTGGAGGATTTTCCAAATTGCTATCGTATTTTATTAAAACGTACAAACCAAAAAATATTTTCACTTACTGTGATAGATCTATAAGCAATGGAAATGCTTATTTTAAAAGCAACTTTAAATTAACAGGAGTTACAACATCTAATTATTTTTATTTCAAAGGTGTTAATGTTTATTCTCGCGAACAATTTCAAAAACATAAATTGCAAAGTAAAATAGCAATATTTGACAATTCTATTACAGAATATGAAAACATGTTAATTAATGGATTTGATAGATATTGGGATTGTGGCAATTTTAAATTTTTACTAGAGATTAACTAAATTGCAATATTTAAACTGTCATTGACTATCCTATAATTGTCTTTAAAAGATTGTATTATCTTGTAATCAAAAGAAAAGCCCCTAAAATTTAGAGGCTTTTCATTTACTTGTTTATTGAATTTTATTGTGTGATTACGCTCCAGGAAATGCCGCTCCTGTCGGTAAAATATTGAAATCAATAATAATGAATTCTGCAGTTTTAGCAGGTTGCAAAAATATTTGACCATACATAATGTTTCTGTCAATAATATCTGGAGTGTTATTTGTTTCATCCATTACAACTTTGAAAGCATATAAACCTTGCTTTTGTTGAACTGATTCCAAATAAGGATTACAGATATTTAAAAATCTATTTCTAGTTGCAGCTGTGTTTTGTTCAAATACTAAATATTTAGAAGCAGACGCAATAAATTTCTTAACAGCAATTAATAATCTTCTTACATTAATTCTATCTAAAGCTGAAGGTTTAGCTTGAAGCGTTTTTTGTCCCCAAACACATACCCCTGTTCCAGGAAATGTAGCAATTGGATTAATTCTAGCTTCATAAAGTGTATCTCTTTCAGCGTGAGTTAATCTTGTGTAAGCGTCTAATACTGAAGATAATCCTCCTCTATTTAATCCTGCAGGCGCATACCATTCTGCTGCTACTTTATCATTAAATGCTAACACACCAGGAATGACAACGGTTGGAGGAACCCAAACTGGTTTATTAATATTTGCATCCATTATTTTTACCCATGGATAATATGTAGCTGCGTAATTATTATCTAATGATTGGACTGCACTAACTGCAGTTGCAATATTATCTGGCAATCCAACACAATCAAATACTAAAAATGCATCACCTCTATCTAAACATACATTAGACGCGTAATCAATAATAGCAGGGTGAAGTGTTTCAATAACACCTGGAAGAACTAACATATTAATATCTAATTCATCAGGATTGGAAATTGAATCAATAGCGTTTGTATATACTGAATAATCTTTAGCAGTTGAACTAGATAAATCATATCCTTGAGTATTTGAAGCTGCAATTGCTGCTCCTACTAATTGTCTTCTATTTGGCTGAGCTCCGTCAAATCCTCCTTGAAAAGGAACTACAAATTTACGAGTATCAATTGATGTATTTGTCGTTAAATCAATTGAGCCAGTGCCTAATCCAACTGCGACATTTTGGTTGTAATTTGAAAGTAAAAATTTAGAATTATTGCCAACTGTTGCATTTGTTTTAGGAATTGCACAAAGATAATATTCATTGTCTGTCGAGGTAAAATCAAAATCAAATCCATAATATCTGCGTTTATTGTAAATTCCATTAATAGTTTGATCTGTAACGTAGCTAGCTGAAGGTGTGCTTGTAAACGTTGAAGGAATTGGATTATATAAAGCTGCAAATCCAAAAGGAACTAATTCTGGCGAATAAACTCCATTAATTACATTATCATCAACTTCTACGTACACGTATTTTGATTTATTTGAATAATCTCCATGAATAACAACTTTACCTGAAGTAAATGTTTTATATCTGTCCCCAATTACTCGAGCAATGTATCTAGGAGAATTAGCATCTAAATTTACATTATCAAAAGATTCTAAAATATTTGGACGCATATCTGAATCTTGAGTTGTAAATGGAGAGCCTAAAGCAGTTAATTTAGTTTGATCTACTGCACGAATTGTTACAGAAAATGATCCATATTCAGATCCAGCAACAGTACCTGCAGGTTTGATATTTGAAATTGCTACTTTAATTTCATAGTTAGCATTAATACCAGATGCTATAGTGTGAAATTTGAATAAATTTTGATTTGTAGCGTTTGCTGTTTGTGAAATAATCCATGGTGTAATTGCTTCTGAATATGAATTACCAAAATCAAATGAACCAGATTCAATAATAATTAATGATCCTGAATCTGAACCAGCTAAAGAAGCAGATGCAGCATTGGAAAACATTGTATATAAATAACCTGGTGCTGATGTTGTGTTAGGATTTTTTCCGAATATTTTCGTTAAAAAATTAGCATTGGAACTATTTAATGAAGCACTGTAAACTGCATTTTGTCCGCTTAATGCGTTTGGAAATGTAGCAGTGTCAACTGTATAAGATCCAGATAATTTTAAAACAAATGCAGCTGAGCTTGAATTTGCATTAACTGTTGTTGATTTTTCAAATATCGGAGTCGTTGCATTGTAAAATGCATTTGTCTCTGATACTACTTGAGAAGGATGAATTAACGCAATATGTCTTTTACCAAAAGATCCTGTAGCAACAATTGCTATTGGATTTAATAAAGAATATCCATCATCATGTAATGTACGAACAACTGTTAATTGTCCTGAATTTTGTAAATACTCCTTAGCTGCGTAAGGTAAGTATAAATTTGGGTCTGTATCGCCAAATATTTGCACAAATTCACCATATGATGAAACTGAAGTTGGAATCATTGCAGGTCCTTTTGTAGTTGGGCCTATAAATGCTGCTCCCATTTCAGCAATACCTTGAGATAAATACGACAAATCTTTTTCAGCGGTAAACACACCGGGGCTAACGATTTTTTCTGCCATTGTTTAGTTGCGATTTAAGATTAAGTGTTAAAAAATTTTATATTAATAAATATAAATTACTAATGTTAAACAGTAGTTAAAGTAGGAATAAAAAATCCAGTGTCTAAATTAATGTCGCCTGTACCGTATTTTTCAGTGATAACATTTGCAAATTGCTCTTCTTCTAATTGAATTTGATTGTATTCTTTAGTAAATTGATTTTCTAAATCTGTTAATCGATTTAATTCTCTATTTACTAGAATTTGCTCTATTTTAAGTTGACCTAACTGAGCAGCAATATTTGCGTATTTTGTACGCAAATCTAAAATTTGTTGAATTTCTTGGTCTGTTAATTTAATTTGATCCATAACTATTAATTATATTATATATTATATTATATATTATATTATATATTATATTATATATTATTTATATATTATTTATATTATTTTATAATAAATTTATTTAATAATAATTATGGCGTTTTCTTATGAAAC